CCACTAACAGTGGCGGGTCGGGCACATTTGCCGCTTGGACGTTTGTTGATGCAGGGTTGCAAGGCACCCAAGGTGTGCAAGGTCCCCAAGGCGTAACCGGTAGCCAAGGCGCACAAGGTGTACAAGGTACTACAGGTAGTCAAGGTACCACTGGCACAACAGGTAATACAGGTAGTCAAGGTACCACTGGCACAACAGGTAATACAGGTAGTCAAGGTGCTCAAGGCGTAACTGGCGGTACTGGTTCACAAGGCACTACAGGTACTACAGGTACTCAAGGAGCACAAGGTGTACAAGGCATAACTGGTACAGGGGTACAAGGCGCAACTGGTCCAAGCACAGCAATTAATGCCACAGCCAACACCAATGTATTTGAATATATTGTGGGTGTTGCTGCTGCCGGCAGCAATCAAACCCCGACTGTGGCAACTGGTAATATAGTTGGGTTTAACGCAAGCAGCGGCAATGTAGGCATTGGCACAACCACGCCAAGTTTTATACTAGATGTGGTAAAATCACAAAATGCATCAACTACTGCCCGTGTATATAATGGTAATACCGGTTCGGCCGCTGCAGGTTTGTTTGTTACCCAATCTGATGTTGGTACAATGAATATGTTTACTGCCAGTTCCACTTATCCAGGTGGAGCAGGAGTGTCGGCACTTCAGGTGACCACAAACACCCCATTGAGTTTTTGGACCAACAATACCCAACGTATGGAGATTGCCGCAAATGGCAATTTTGGCATGGGTGGCGCAGCCAACCCAAGTGCCACAAAACTAGCATTGTATGGTGGTATTAGATTCTTGTCCACCGAACCGGCAGCAACCACTTATACAGGTATTGGCAGCACTGCCAGTGATGCAGTAAGTATCAGTACTTCTGGTGTTGAGCGCATACACATTGACCCCACTGGTGAAGTAGCTATTCATAACACCAATATTGCCACAGGTGGGTTGTTGTTTGACATTTCCCGACCGGGAACATCTGATGTAGTATTAATATATGCCGCAGACTCATATGCTCCAAATGGGTCTGCGACCACGATGAAAATTGGTAGTCAAAGTTCAACAAGTCGATCTATTGGTGCTACTGGATCAATCAATCAAAATGGCAGCGACTATGCCGAATACATGACCAAGGCCGGCAACTTTACCATTGCCAAAGGCGATGTATGTGGTATTGATGCCAGTGGTAAATTGACCAACGTTTTTGCTGATGCTATTTCTTTTGTGGTGAAATCCACTCAACCCGGGTTGGTTGGTGGAGATACCTGGGGGAACGAAGCTGCTATCGGAGTAAAAGAGCCCAAGGTTGTACGTAAACTAGATGACGAAACTCAGGAAGAATTTGCTGCTCGACAAGCACAGTATATGGTCGACAAAGCTGCATTTGATATTATTTTGGAAGATGCACGACAAAAAGTTGATCGTATTGCCTTCACTGGTCAAGTACCGGTTAATGTGTTTGGTGCAACCGCCGGTCAATACATTATTCCGGTCAATGACAATGGTGCAATCAAAGGTCAAGCAATCAGCAACCCAACATTTGAACAATACCAAAATGCAGTAGGCAAAGTGATTGCAATTGAAGCTGATGGGCGAGCAAAAATTATTGTAAAAATAGCATAAATGCAAAAGTCAACGGAGGTAACGTCTAGTGATTCGTTGACTTTGAGCACTCTGCCTGGCATTGCTGAGAACATGAATTTTGAAACGATACTGGGTTCCACATCCACGGGACCATATACAGCACTAAGCCCAAGTATAGGATAATCAAAACATCCCCGACGAGCATAGTCTTTAACACGGTATTCTCCTGCAAGTTTCAAAATTCTTTATGGGTCTTGAGGAGTCCGGTGACTAATATTTTCATTTTGTGCCCCATTTCAATGTGTAAAACATATAGACTTTATCGTCCATATATGTAACGTCGCCGCTGTCGGAATAGTCCCAATGACTTCCATATTTGTACACACCTGGACCTCCATACGTATCCCATAACCATTCTCTTCGTTCATTATCAGGAACACCTTTACTACGATACAGCAAGAACGGAACAAACTCTGTGCCATTCCATATCTGCTTGCGTACTGGAGGAGGTAGGACCATGTCCCGCTCGTCTATGTATTCAACTTCAGGTGTTAACATACTTCAATGTGTAAAAAGTTTGATCTGATTCTTTCATACGAGCCACGATGGCAAACTGATATCCATAGTCATATGGATCCATGTGCCGCACCCACCAAGGTGGTTCTACAGCGTTCTCCATCACAAACTTGCCAGCTTCGGTCTGCTGCCATTCGCATATGGATTCAGCAGCGTACAGCACAGGATCATCAACATCACCTATGCGAAATTTATGAACCACCATGTCTGAAAATTTAACAACGTTACCGTTGATAACTTTACATTCAGGTGGTCTACCTTGCTTACTGTGTTCTCGCTCTAAGTTACGCAAAATGGCCATGTGCTAGTATAACACGAAGTTCAATAAAATGTCAAGTATCATAAATACATCATGGAGAACCAGGCATGATCTATCTTTACATCAAAACACATAATAAAACAGGACTAAAGTATTTAGGCAAAACAGTGAGAGACCCTTACAAATATAAAGGATCAGGAAAAAGATGGACAGAGCACATTAAAAAACATGGATACGATGTCACTACTGACATTTTAGGAACATTCCTTACAAATGAAGAACTACAAAAATTTTCAATTCCTCTGTCAGAGAAACTTGATATTGTAAAATCTAAAGATTGGGCAAATCTTAAAATTGAATCAGGCGACGGCGGGGATACATCCCAACACATTGATTATTCAAAATTAAATCGAGGTAAAGGGCAAACTTACGAACAACGATATGGAGAGGAAAAAGCAAAACTATTACGCCGTCTCCGATCAGAAAAATTATCAACTACTCGCAAAGGAAAATCCTATGAAGAAATACATGGTAAGCAGCAGGCTAAAATTTTAAAAGAGAAACGATCAAAAGACAGAACAAAATATAACACTGGCAGAGTTCATTCTTTAGAGACTCTAAAGAAAATGAGACAATCTGCAATAGGCCGAAAGCAAGTAAGATGTTCTTGTATAATCTGTCATGCTGATATTTCAATCAACAACATTTCTAGTCATTACAGAATTCACCAATCATTGGAAATATCTTAGATATAACTATTGCCACTTCTTTGGCAATATCCATGTGTTCTTTTTGTGTGCCGTTGGCAGATCTCAACTCACAATAGTGTATCCAACTACGCAAAGTCCCCGAGACATACAGTCTGCTGACTGTGTTGCCTTCGGGTAGAATAGCACGAGCTTGTTCCTTAGCAATACCATTAGCAATTGCCCATTCATATGCATTTTTAGCAGAAGCAATAATAAACTGTTGTTGCTCTTCCCATAGACGCTGTAATGTGCTATCGTCTACCTCGATTGAATTCTGACGATTCTTTGTGTCTTGCAGTCGTGCTTCTCGTAGCACAAAGTCTAGATCTTTAGTTGGATCAGCATAGCGTTGTGAGAACTCTTGAAAGCTAAAGCTACGATGGCGTAGGATCTGTCGAGCAATATCACGTGTGGTTGTGATCTCAATGCAAGCTGATACCATTTCCAATGGTGACCAGTGTTGATGCTTGACTAGATACTTGATGAGTTTTTCACTAGTATCTGTATTGAGTTGATTTGACGGATTACTTACACGGGCACAATATGCCACTAGTTCTTGGGCATCATCAATGCCCTGGTTTACGAATTCTTCTGTTGGTTGGCTATGGCTGAGTAATCGAACGTTCATAATTTCTTTAGTAATTTGTCAGTGGCTGGTTGTACAATGCCAGCCACAGTGTTAACATCCACTACAAAGTCGATGGTGCGTACTGTATCTCCCAGCATTGAAAGATTCCTGTTTAGGATTTCTTCAACTTCATCGTCGTCAAGCCCGTCGCGCCGTAGTCTGGCAAGGTTGATGGTCTTTTGTTTACCACCATCAATCTTGATAATCATTTTGTTAATGCATCGTAACGGAACTTGGGTCTTGTCGACTTCAGAAATTATGTAATCCCACTTGGCTAAGAATTCATCACTCAGCGGCATGAGCAGCAGCCTTGGCCTTTGCAGGGCGGCCTTTTTTCACTGCGGCAACTTTAGGTGCGTCAACTTCAACTTGTGGAATTGGAACCATCTTGGGCAAGTCCATCATCTTCACACCAGGAAACATTCTTTCAGCTTCTTTTCTCATTCTGGCTGCTTCGTTGATCATGCCAGTTGCTTCATTGTGCATGCGTACAGCTTGAGTAAGCATGTTAGCAGCAATGGTTTTATCATCCAATGCACCGTCTGACGGCGCAGCAGTATAACCTGCTTCTACCGGAGCATTGCGAGCTTGTTGCCCTGCTTTGTAAGCAGCTTCAGCAGCACGTTTGACTTTGGGATCAACAATACCACGGCTGTTATCAATCTCTGCCATTTTACGCACAGCGTCTTCGCCCTTTTTCATCTCATTGAGAATCTTGTTCAGCTCGCTGAGTCTAACATTAGAATTCATGTTGGGTGTCATCAACACTTGTTCAGTTTGCACACGCTTCATCAGTCGTTCAGCATGCAGGGTCTGCAACATGTTACGACCATCGGGCAGAATGTTTCGATTCAATGCATCTGCAAATTCTTCAGCAGCTTGTCCTACTGGACTTTCCAACACCTTCATCAAAGGGTCGTGAATGTTAATAGACAGCAGGTCAGGATAGATGCAAAGGCACATGTGATCGTCGCCGGGAATCTGTCTAAAGATTACTGCAACTTTACGGTCGCCATGTTTACCAATGTGTTTTAAAAATGCCATGATATTCTCCTTAAAGATTAGTAGATTCTGTAGAATCTGGCACTTCGGTCTCGGGCTTAGTTTCTGCTGCTTCTGCCTCTACTTGAGCTATAGCGGCCTTAATAAAAAGATCAATCTTTTCATACAAGGTTCCAACTTGCTTCGCTTCAGCAGCAGCAAAGGCACCACGCTTGACAGCAGCGTCGATAATATCGCGAGCAAGCGCGATGTCGTTAATTGTGAGTTGAGTGTCGGTGTTTTCCATATAGATATTTACATAAGAAAATCCCCCAAGTTAAATTTCTTGGGGGATTTGGTAAAACACGTTAGTATTATTTTTTGTGTTCATCGTAGTAAGCATGAACACCCCAGGGTGGAACAATAGTTGTAGTTCCATGCAGGATCCAAGTTACTTCGCAGTAGTTCTCATCGCCCCAGCTGCCAAAAGGATAGCCATCTGTAAACACTACCAAGCGACGCGGCACAATGTCGTTTTCTTTGAAGTATTCGTAAAAACAATCAAAGTCAGTACCACCGCCACCTGTTACTTCATAGTCACAGATACCATCCAAGTTGTCAGAATCGTATTGCTGCGGATTGTATGTTCGAGTGTCAAACGTCACAACATGGATTTTGTAAGCAGGAAACGAATCCATAATACCTTGGATCTCACCAAGGAAGTCACGCAACATATCTTGATCAATACTACCAGATGCATCAATCGCAATAGCAATATCAATCATCTCATCGGGCTTCATACCGGGCATTACTGCATCCATGTGCCAGCCTCGACGGCTCGCTCGCATCCAAGTATAGTCGCTTTTGATGGTACTTTCCAAGTTCATGCGCAGCAGCTCACGCCAGTTCATCTGCGGCTCTGTCATTTCGTTGATCAGACGCTGCACACCAGCTGGAATGTTACCAGCACCGTCCACAGTAGCGGCAGCAGCCATCATGGCTTCTTTGATCTCGTCCTTGATAGCTTGGCGATCAGCTTCGCTCAGTTTAGGGCGACCTTTGCCTTTTTTATCGCCGTCACCATCGCCATCACCGTCTGCATCGCCCTCGCCATCCAAGTGATCATCCAACAGCTGGTCGATAAGATCTGCCAAGCTGATTTTCTTCACGTTCTTCATAAGGTCATCGTACACCTTCTCTGAACTCCAACCGTTGTACTTGCGATCGTACAAACAAGGCACTGACGTGATGAACTCACCAACGCCATGTTCTTTCAAGTCTGCGTTAACACAGAAGTCATTGGCCACATTCCAAATCTGTGGATCACGTTCATTGCGACGTCCAAAGTGGTCATAAACACAATGCAACACTTCATGTCCAAACAAGAACTCAATTTCTTTGGGACGCAACATCTCAATGAAGCGAGTGTTGTAATAGAAGTGGCGACCGTCTGTTGCAGCAGTACCGCACCACTCATCTGCGTTAACCAGCTTGAGACGAGTTGCCAAGTTACCAAAGAAGCTGGCTTTCAACAGCAAGCCCACACGGGCAGTGATCAGTTTTTCACGAACTTTGCCGTCCAGTTTCTCATCTTTGGGCCCAATGAGATTTTTAAATTTATCTTCTTTTTTGTTAGCGGTGGTGCCTTTGGTTGCCATAAATCGTTCCTTGTTAATGTTTATATTATACAACAATAAAAATTACTGGTCAACTTCTTACTTAAAATAGTGGTAGGGCAGTCCAACCAAGTAGCACAGGAACTCGTCGTCACCGTTAGAACCTTCTGCCTCGTGGATCCAACGCAGGGCCATCTCACGGTCTTTGGCACCGCAAGCCATGATGCTCAGCATCCGCATCTCAAAGGCGTGTGCGGCCTCGTGCTCGGCGATCTTACGCTCACGTTCGTTCTTAACAATCTCGCTTTGCAGGAAGTCAAACTCCCGGTTGAACTTGTCCTCATCCCAGAGATGTGTGCTGATGCCACGTGGGCGAACACCGTAGGCATCCTTGTACATATCCCAGAAAATGCTCTGGAGTTCTTCGGTGCGGGTCATTGTTTCAAACATCTTGCGTCCTTTTTGCTGCGTATGTGTATATTATACCCGATCTTGCAATACTGGTCAACCAAAAAAAGTGTGGGAGTTTTGCAACATTTAGAGGTATTTTAGCTGGAACCAAGTTAGTGCAGCTTCATTAAAAAAGTCCAAATGCACCTGCTTTATGCATCGATGTCTTTGCACTATAGAACCCTGTGGAACAAACCGAATCCATTCCTCATGCTGCCGCACAGTGAATCCCAGCTCACGTTTCAACACCCAACTCACAACAATGCTGGGACTGTTATCGGCTAACACCTTCTGCCAAATAATGTCCCAATGCGCAGGTGAACAAAAGATAATGAGATTCTTTTTGACAATTACTTTATGGTTCGCGGACATGGGCCAATTGAAACCACGCTAGTTCTTTATCAGATGCCACATAGATACGATAATCACGATACTCAGTTTGATATGCCCAATGTGGATTAGATTCAGACGGAGCATTGGTTGCTCGAGATTGCTTGTTCATTGCTACCTGCAACTCAGCTTCTTGTGCCCATCCGTATGTTTGATTGAACCAACGTCGAGCTCGATCAAAGTCCAATGCACCAGTGCCTCCTATTGGGCTGGTGCTGAAGCGGATCATGAATTGATATCTAGTGCGATGATTGTGGCGATAATCCAGTTTGGTAATTTCATAACGCATGATGAAATATAGGGACCGTAGTCCCCATACCTGTTTTAGCCTTGGGCTTGTAACACGTACTTTCCAAACTTGCTGTGGAACTCACCAAAGTGCTTGAGCTTGGTAGGCTTGAACGGCAAGTTGTAAGTGGTCAACGCAATACGCGAACCCATCACAGTCAACTCAGTTTCAAAGTTACGCATCATGTAGCTGAGGAAGTTGTCAGTCATTTCGTGAAACTTCTTTTCTTCTACCTTGCTCTCAACAGCAGCCTTCAGCTCGTAGCACATGGAAATAACCAGGCTGTACATGGCACTGATCTCTTTCACGTTCAAGTCCTTGACCTTGCCGTTCAAGATGTCAGCTGGGTCGGGCATACGACCGGACACTTTGCGGTGAGCCATAAACTTCACTGCCAAGCCTTCACCAACAGTACCTGCTACCAAGTTGGTAAAGGTGTCGTCATCGCCGTCTGCATCATTCAACAGCTCGCTCACAAAGGTCCAGCTGCGCGGTGTAGCGAATGCACGGCTTGAGCTCTTGGCATCAAAGTCATACAGGTCTTGCTTGGCAAAGCTCAAGTAACCAACCACGTCTTTGTGGATGTTGTTGAGCACAGCCCATTCTTGCCACGAAGCAAAGTCCACTTTCATTTCTTGGTGAATGAAACGATTTGCCAACGGAGTAGGCATGCGATAAGTCACACCTTTGTCGCTTTCGCGATTGCCTGCTGCTACCATCACAACATTGTCGGGCAGTTTGTACTTGCCAATGCGACGATTCAAAATCAACTGATAAGCAGCGGCTTGAACTGAGGCTGCGGCACTGTTGAGTTCGTCCAAGAACAAAACAACAACTGGATACTGGCTGGCCAGTTCTTCATCGGGCAGTTCCACAGGAGGAGCCCAATCCATCTTGCCAATCTCTTTGTTGTAGAAAGGAATACCACGAATGTCAGTGGGTTCCATCTGACCCAGTCGCAGGTCGATCATGTAACCATTAAGGTCACGGGTGATGTTCTCAACCAGCTCGCTCTTGCCAATACCAGGGGGACCCCACAGGAACAAAGGACGCTTGACTTTGAATGCTTTCAGCAGGGATTTATGCGCTTGGCGCGAAGTAACTGTACGGGATTCTGACATGGTATATACCTTTCTGTTGTTGATAAGTTAATTGTAAGCGATCTTGAATTTCAGGTCAAGCGGTTTGTTTGGCCAATTGCTCTTGCAGCACGTACAAGGTATTAGGCAGCATGCCTTCCACAGCATACAGGCTACCGCAGTACCAGATGCCATCTCGCATGATGTAGAAGTATTCGGCACCGCAGTGGTCTACCAGTTCCAGGAACTCGTCGAAGCTTTGGCTTACCTTGAAATCCACGTCCTTCTCGCCGCGATCGCGACCGTAGAAAGTGGTCCAGCCATTGTCTTCTGCCAGTTCTGTCAGAGCGACAAGTTTGTCAAAGTCTGGATCATCTTTGTCGATACCGAACTTGCTGAAGGGATGCGCTTCTCCAATCTGGTTGCCTAGCGAGCTGAGATCTCCCAGGGCTACCAGGTTGTTGGCTTTGGAACTGTCATAATGTTCTTGCAGGATAGCACCGTTGTGACTGAGATAACCATCCCAATGGCAATAAACGCTCTTGCACTTGTCACCATGCATCACACCAATTCGACTACGTGTACCCATTTTTTACTCCTAGTTTGTTGCTGCGTATGTGTGTATTTTAGCAGAGGTTGTATTATCGGTCAACCAGATCACTGTCTTTCATTGCATATTCAAACAGGATCCACTTGGCACGATTCAGCAATTGACGCTGATCTTCCAGGATGTTGGCCAGTGTATCCGAATCATAAGGACCGTAACCAACCATCTCTTGTGCGTCACTCATGAGGCTTGCTGCCATCATAGCAGGACCAGAGAAGCGGAAAGTCATAGACGATTCCACTGCTTCACGCATGCCTGCTTCAGTCACGCCATACATGCGGACTTCGCGCTTTTGTCGCTCGGTGAGTGCTTGGTAAGTTGCTGTGGACATTTGAGACTCCTTATTGCTGAACATTCAAGTATTATAACCGATTTCTCAATACCGGTCAACCAATTACTACCACGCGGCGTGTACCTTGGTAGTCGCCTTCGTCTTCGTACATGTCGTCCTCGTCCAAGAGCTTGTCCATGCCGTGGTAGTCACTGCGTTTGACCACACCTTCAAACACTTGGTCCACAGCAGGAGCAACCTTTGTGCGCCAGTGATCGCCATAATTGTAAGAGAAGTGAACTTCGGCTTCTGCGTCCATGTGGCCCAACAGCCCGATAAGATCTTTAACTTTCATAACCTACTCCTGTTTGTTACTGCGTATGTGTATATTATAACCGATCTGCCAATAGCGGTCAACCTCAAACTGCGCGGGGAATACGGTAAATTGTACCTTGCGCACTCACACGTTTCACAATACCTTCCACAGCGTATGCAGCTTCCAGGGCATTCACACTGGCACGATCGCGTACACGGGCATTTGACAGCTTGACAGCAATGAATTTGCCACGATAATTGATGTGAATTTCATCAGCGGCATACACCAATTCGAGGCCTAGCTTCATGCGTTCTGCCCGCAATTTTTCTGCTGCACTGTAGCTGCTGCCTTGTGCATAGTTACGCATACGAGCATCCTGAGCTGCAAAGAATGCATTTGGTGCCGATTTAGTATCCAGGGTACTTTCTTGCATAGCTGTTCCTTTTTGCTGTGTATATGACTATTATAACCGATTGTAAGATATCGGTCAACCTGAAATACCACACAAAAAGTGTGGTATTTTCACAACAAAAATTGGTTAAATTACAGGAGTTTTGTCAGAGTTTTTCTGACGGGGAGCAGCAATACGACTGGCAAGATCAGCTTGGATCATGAGTCTGCGAATATCACCGCGCAGGTGATTGTCTACAATAACTGCTAGTTGACGTTTGATGCTTTTGGGCATGCGGTAGTTTGAGTTAGATTTAATCATTTGTTTCCTGTTGTGATATTCTTTGCTGCGGTAGCTCGTTTTACTATTTGATCAAATTTCTGTTTGGCATCTGGCGACAGCGCATTGTATGCAGCTTCATCGGGTACCAGCTGGCCAAGTTCAGCTACCAAACGGTCAAATTCGGCTTTGTCTGTTGGATTTAATGCAGAAGGAGCAGTCATTGATTGATATGCCTGGTATCCTTTGACTGCGCCAACGGCGCCTGCACCGATAGCCGCACCTTGAAGTGTGCGCCTGGCAATTGGTTCTACTGCGCCCAACGCCCATTTTCCAACTGTGGAGGCTACTCCTTCATTCACTATGTCACGATCACGTGCCAATTGTTCACTTAGTGTTCTGGGTTGTCGACTTTCAAAATTGTATTTTTTCAACAACTTGTCAAGATTGTCTGCTGTGTCCTTGAGTTGCGGTGCTGCTGCGGGCACAACTGGTTGCGTTTGCGCAGGTGTTGATGCTTGCTTGATGAGTGCATTTCCAGCAGCATTGGCATTTGCAATTTGAGATTTTAATTCAGGAGTCATTGCTGCAATGTTTGCTGGAACCTGAGCCCAGTCATTGACAACTTTTAAATTTTTCTGAACAGCAGAGATATCTTCGGAGGAAACATCTGGAGCCTGAAAATCTCTATAAAGATTATATGCATCAAGTCCACCACCTAATGCCCACCCTGCTGGTCCAGGAACCAACCATCCAGCACCAGCCAATGCTGAGATTACAGCACCAGTTCTATCACCAGACTGCCAACGATCATACGCATCTTTAAGACTTAATCCAGTACCAACGAATGGCACAGCTTTGCCTGCCATTTTGCCTGCACCTTTGAGAAGACCTTTTTCTGCTGTGGCTGCTGCTTGGGTATAAGGCTGTGCTTTTGCTAACTCAAGCGGCGCTGAGCTTGGAGCATTGAATCGATTATAAACTGGTTGAGTAGGCGTTGCTGCGGGAGGAACATAGCCTCCTTTTTGTATCTTTGACTGTTGGAATCCTGGAGTTTCTTGCGAAGCAGCAACGTCTGGAGGAATATTTTGTGCAATACGTGCCTGATATTCTTTTGCGCTTAATGGGCGATCAGCTTCGTAGATACGTTGCTTGCTTTCAGAAACCTTTGACTTGCCTTTGTACTTGGCAATGATTGTGTCAATGGCATTCAATGCAGCAGTTACTTTGCTAGTATCCACAGCAGGAGTAGCAGCTTGGGTAGGAGCACCGCTGATATCAGCATACTTTGCAGCAATCTGCGGATACTTGGCCATAGCAGCAGTGGTCAACGGGCCCATATCTCCATCTATACCATCACGATTTGGCCCTGTAGGGCCTAAGTTGGCACCAGCAGCTTTGAGCTCTGTTTGCAATTGTGCAATACGACCACGATCTCCACCACTTGCACCACCGGCTTGTGCCACTGCTTCGGGGCGATTTGCTGCACCACCAGCTACAAATTGATGTTGTAAATTCTGATGTTGGCTTTGAGGAGTTCCACAAACTGCACAGCGTGGCTCTGAATTTTGTTGTGCTTGGGCATTAGCAAGAGCTTGGTCGTTGCTGAATGTTCCTGCACTTGGTAGTGCTACGTTGGTGTTTGGGGGTACAAGATCGTCAGCCTCATTCAAGAGGTCAAGGTACCGGCGGAATTGATTGGTGCTCATGAAGATATTTATCCTTTTTCACAAGCACCGTGTACTTCAATATTTGCGGTGATGGCTCTTGCTCACAATGTCTTGCGGTTTATACAGCCAACTGCGATCCACAAAGCCCTGCTCAATCTCGCGTAGAGCAGTGACTGCATGTCCGGACACTTTGGTTACTTTAGGCATATCTCCACGTGCTAGTTCTCGTGCTCGCCGTGCTGCAATCAATACCAATTCGTATCGATTTCCGATGACTTCTGCTGCGATTTGACTGGTAATTCGTGCCATGTTTTTCTCCTGGAGTTGTTGATAGTTACAGTATACAGCATCATGTGGTCAAAGTCAAGTTAAAACTCTTTCAATTTGGCAATATCCTTATGCTTGACTATAATGATGTTGCGGATCACACCTTCATACTTGATTGGTAGATCCAGGTGAATAGAAATCCTGGGTCCAGTGTTGTCAATCACTGTGTCATTTCCCACGGTGCCAACAAATGGTATTTTGTTCCAGTGTCCGAACACTCGATCACCAATCCAGTACGTGGGTTGATATCCAATGCGTTCAAAGTATTCAGTTTGTTTGCCCATGCTAGTATATAGGTCAAAAATAACAGTCAAAAGAAAGCCCGCCGCGGCGGGTGTTGATGTGTAATGAATGATTATTTAAATTCTTGATGGCCAAATCTTTTGGCCATTTGTTGTTGCATTCTGATGTTGGCAGCATCTCCAGTTCCTAGCTCTTTGTGAGAAAATACACCATACAAATCAATCATAGTGGGTCTACCATGTATTCTATAGCATACTGCAAGATCTTGTGTAAGGTGTGCATGCCTGATGTTTAACCCTAATGTTCCAATTGGACCCTTGGCCACAAACGGGGTATCTTTTCCAACAAGTGCAAGCGGTGATGCTGCTTTGTTTTTCATCCACTGTATCAGTGCTGGTGCAATTTCTGGATGTGCAGCTAAACTATCAACGTGCAATTTGCACATTCTAAAAGAGGCCGGCTCTGGCGGATGATTTTTGTGTTGAGC